CCGCTCTTCAATGGCTTCGCTTCTAACGGCGCTATCGACAAGGCCTAAGACCGGCTGGACCTTAGCACTTGCGAGGTGAACAGCTTTGGTCGCAACGGCCTCAGCACCTGTGCCGAGAATGCTCCCAACAGCATTCCCAGCGATTCTCGAGGTGACAGCAGCGGCACCTTTTCCCACAAGAGTGGGTAAAGCTTTGGCATCAACTGTAGATGCCATTTCGCCCAACTTCTGGCCCAGTAGCCGAGAGCTGCCAAATCGTTCCGAGACTTTTGCCTCCAAGGCATCCGCCAAGCCTCCCGCAAAGCGACCTGAAATTGTACTACCGATCTGAAAAAGAGTGGCATTCAAAAGATTGCTTGCCACGCGCAGCGGGAGGGCCACTGGCGCAAGAACAATATTCTTCGCAGCACCCGCGATATCTTTTGCGATAGAACTAGCATCAATTTTTGGTCTTAGTGCTGGCTGTGAGGCGTCTTTGCCTTCGTTTTGCGCTACTGCTATGGTCAGTTTGCGCTCTTTGCTTAGCAAAACATCCATTTTGGCGCTAGCATCCTCAACAGCAGAGGAGTCTACCCATACGGCGATCGCCCCATAGCTGGCAACCCGATCCATCTTTTCGATAGCACTATCAAGTTTTAATCCAAACGCGTCCAAGCCGCGAGTTTCAAATACTAGCGGTCCAAATTCTGGATTTTTAGCATCAAAAGATGCTGCATCAAAAGTAGGCTTAAGCGGGGCCGCAAAATCCTTCTTGACCGCGGCCCAGTGCTTTTGCTTTAGATCAAGGTGCTTGTTGAGCGAAGTTAAAGCTCTGTCATCGACAGCGGGCGCAAGTTTCCTGTTTAGCGATCGAACTAGCTCTTCATAAGCTTTTAAGCTTTTTGTCGTGTCGATTGTAGGACTAATGTCACGGGCTTTCATTGCCCGTTCCATCTCAAGCCCTACGCTCGCAGCCCGCGATTTAGATAGTTCCAGCTGTCGGTTAAATTGCTCGGGGTTGAGAATAAAATCAACTGAAATCTGACCAGCGCTGTAACTATCCATTGCTTTGCCTCAATTGATTAGGAAATGGGGCCTCCCCCTCCCAGGGGACAAAATAGGCTAATGCCTTCAAACAATGGCCCCAGTACTACAGGTCGTCGCCCACTACGTCGCGAACAACCGCCAAAACTCTTGTCGGGATCCGAGTCTGACTTTCGCGAACAATTCGAGCGGTTCGCCGCGAAATCTTTCGGGACTGAGCCTGGGAATACTCAGGAAATGGAAGTAGCAACTTCGAGTCAAGCTTTGCTTCAAAAATGCTTGAGTTAAACAGTAGCGTCCAAGCTTCTGCGTGGGGCTTGGCTGCAATGTTGGCGTCCTCTTGTCGTTTGCGCTCGAAAAACTCGATGCATCCAATTGCCACGGAGATTGGGCAATCTCCAAAGTTTTCGCTATCAAACCGTGAATCGCTAATTCCATAACTTTGAATTCTCCAGTAAATTTCGTTCCAGTCAATCGGTTCAGAATCAATATAGGCAGTCAGTGCCTCTATGCGGCTTTCTGCTGTTTCGTCTTCATCGCCTTGACTGTCACTGGTTCTTCTGCCCCAGCCTTTCCCTCAGAAGCTTGCGTAGTACTAAACCGTGATAAACACGAGTAATAAAAATCGTTCAGCTTGCCAATCATTGAAATTGGCATCGTCGATTCGGTTCTATCGCTATCCCACCCGTCATCCCCAACAACAAAGCGGCCATTATCACACAGGTAAAAGGCTGTGCCCGCTGGCGCTGCGGCAGCTAAGGGATTTTCTAAGACAACCGAACCCTCATCGACAATGGTTTCAATTTTGATGCACCCATGGTCTTTTGATTTGAATATTTGCCCAGGTGAAACATCAAAATAAGCTTCTAAGATCTTGATACTGCGATCGCCCGCTTTTGTGTCTTCCGCTACAACCAACGGATACATTAGACGGTTTGCCAGCATAAGGGTTGCTGTGTTTATGGCTCGATCTTCGTACCCACCTTCCAGCTCTAGCTTTGAGCGCAATTGATCCGGCGTCAGATAGTCATTAATCTGATACTCTTCCGCATTGTCTGAAAACAACTTGCGAGCATCGGCAATCGACATCCCCGCGTTTTTTTCGCAGAAGGCTTGCAGCGCCAATAGCGTCAGAACCTCTCGTTCCGCGTCTTTTTTCAAGTCAACATCTTTTGCTTGAGGACGTTCGCAAATAACAATCTCTCGAGCTAGCAGATGAACTTTGGCATTATTGCTGGAAATTTCTTCAATTGCAGGAAAAGCTGAACGGGAAAAACCTTTAAACATGATTCTGGGAGGGGGTAATTATGAACTCGACAGTAGGATTAATGCTTGCCAGGATTGTGGGGTGGAGCTTAGCTGCGCCGCTTTCGGGAACAAAAACGGCGCAAACTTCTACCCCTGTATCCAAATCAAACAATTGAATTGGGATGTTGGCTGGCATCCTTGCCCCGCAATACGCCAGACCACACAGAACTCGGGCACTGCCAATCTCGGCGATGTCCCACAGAGTTAAGCCGAAGCCCGAGCTGTGCAGTACCTTTGGCAACATTAGAGGATAGGATCGGGAGGCGTGAACTTGTAACACTGGCCTTGGAATGCGGCCTCCATCGTGATAGATCGCTTGTCTTGCACGTTGTTCGTTGCAGACATGCTGGTCAGCAATGCGTAACCTTCGTGGGTTTCTCCCGAGGGGTAAACAATTCGCAGATACACTTCGCGGCCAACGAAGTCATCGTCATAGGCGACCAGACGAATCAGGTTGTGCGCAGGGGAACCCAAAGCCAAGTCAATTTCGAGGTTGACCTTTTTGGAGTTCCCAGTCACGACGTTTTCCATCCCAGTGCCGGACAGGTAGTTGGTGGTCTCAACAGCCTTGATGGTCGGATTAACGTTTGCAACTCGGCAAGGCAAAGCAAGCAGCGCTTTAGTTTTGGTGATAGCGTTTGCAGCGATCGGAGCAGTCAGCGGGCTTTCCAAAGTCGCAACCTGCGGAGTCCCTGGAGCAATCGTGACACTGTTCGCCAGGGTCGCGTAAACGTAAGGGCTTGCGAGGGTGCCAAGCCCAAACTTTAGATTTGAGCCTGCGTCCAGCGTTACGCTGGTTGCGGGCACAGCAACAGCCTGCCCCGTCTCGCTGTTGGTCTGAGCTGTCACGTCAATCGTGATTGAAGTCGCGGCAGTAGTTGCGGCAACTGTTGCCGCAACTGTGTAGTCGGTTAGGCTGTGAGAGGCGATCTTTGTACGACCAACATTCTTTGTCGGTGCCAATAAGATCTCAGACTGGACCCCTAGAGTAGTTTCGTAAGCAATTGAACGACAAACCATGTTTCACTATCCTGTACAGTGGAGTGATGCGGAAAAGTAGAGGTAAAACATCACCTGAGGCAATGTTTCCTCACTGGGAGGGGAAACTCTTTCGTCGTGACGATAGTTGCCGCGAATCACGTCGAGTGCGGATCTAAATGTCGTCATCCCTTCTTTGGAGCGATCGAAGGTCTTTAGCGTGACAATCCAGTAAGCATCAAAACCAGTTCCCGCGCCGAACGGGTAGGAACGCTTGGTCGTATACGTGTAGTCAACGACACACTGGACCCCAGTGGCTTTTGATGGGGCCTCCCCCGAGTCGGTCCAGAAAGCAGGCCGCCCATTGGGAAATGTTCCGAGGTAGGGGGCAAGCAGCTGCCTTAACTCTGCATTGAGCTTGCCAATGGTGATAGGTACTGGTCTCACGGGTAGTACGAAATACTGTAGCTTTCTCTCAATGCGCCACTGTCAGTGATTTTGTCCCAGGTCGGACCTGAGCGATGCCATTTTTGAAACTTTGAGGGGATGCCCCAAGAGTAGTCATCAATGACACCTGAAAAAACTTCGCCGAGTTCAGACATCGCACCTCGGAAAGCTGCATCGATAGGCTGGCCAGGACGGTAGCGTTCTCGAATCAATGCTGCAACGTCAATCTGATTTAAAGAGACATCGATCCAAGGACGAGCCGCGGTTATACTGCCATCATTTTTCGTCTCCCCATTGTGGACAGCGGCTGCGTGCGCTGCGCTCCACAGGTGGCGAGCCATGATTTGCTTCAGCGGCTTGACTCTGATCTCAACCTGCATCAGACCACTCATCTGACTTGATAGAGGAAGAGGCAGCGTCACTGGGGAGATCCATGATTGACAACAGTTTGTCAGGCGCGTTCAGCTCTATCAATGCGTCTGAAACCAGTTCAAAGGCATTGGCGTCAGGCTCTTCAGGTTCATCCTTCATAAGAGCAGAGACAGTCAGAGCAGCGGAATTCAAGGCTTCACTGCCAGGAGCTTTTTCGGCCAAGAAATTAACGATTAACTGGAAGTGCCCAGCCTTTTCTTGAGCCTGCGCTACGTTTATTCCCATGAGATATTGCCTTCCGTCTGTTCCGTGAAATAAACTTCAAACCTATTCCCGATAGTGCCTTGCCACTCTTCAAACAATGGGCTTTGCACAACCTCAATAAACTGAAGTCGTCCAGCCTGGGTCAACCCAGAAGCCCAGTCTTTGATAGTAGCGTCGCACCTAAGACCAATTTTGACTTCAAGTGGCAGCATCAAAGGTCGAATCGCCATCCCTTTAAGCCGGGTGCGAATCACCTCAGAACCGCGCTCTTCATCAATTTTTGGGTCCTTCTTCGCCTTGCGCAACATGCAAATCAGCGACATCTCGTTGTAAGATGGCACCTCGTCACCAGTATCCGGATCCACCGAAACTGATGAAGAACCAGACCGAATAATGATTTCAGCGTTAGCAAAACGCTCAAACCGATCCGGCCCAAGAAGAGACAAGCGAGGGCGAAGTAGCATATATACAGACTAGACCTCACCTCATCAAGCAAATTGCCCGTTTTGGGGTTTACGATAAATCAGGCAATTTGCGATCGCCGATCTGCGTCAGAGTTAAGAAAACCCTAATACTCTCGTGGCAACGGCTAAGCTCCCTCTGTTGAAGCACCAGGGCTGGTTTTGCTCTGATAACGAGCATAAATTCTTGGCCCTGATTGGCGGCTATGGCTCTGGCAAGACCAGGGCTTTAGCCGCCAAAGCTGTATTAAAATGCGTTTTAAATCCTGGATTGGAAGGGGGAATTCTTAGCCCGACTTTGACCTTGGCCAAGGAGGTTGTTGTTCCAGCAATTGATGAAGTCCTTGGAGAATTGGGGTTGCGCTACAACTACACTGGATCACCTCAGCCAAAGTATCGAGTAGTTGTTAATGGAGCCATCAGTAAAATCAATATAAAGTCTTTTGAGAATACGAAACGCCTTGTAGGCTCCAACTGGGCTTGGGCAGGCATCGACGAGATTGACACTGTTGAGCCCAAGCTGGCGCGCTTAGGGCTGAATAAGGTTATCGGACGGTGCCGGGTGGGTCGTGGCGTTTCTCAGATCTTTATGGTATCGACGCCCGAAGGCTACCGAATGATGTGGGAGTTTTTTGAGCGTGACGCAAAGGACAAAAATGGGTTACCCAAACCTGATCGACGAATCATTCGAGCCAAGTCCACTGACAATCCGTTCCTAGAGAAATCTATTATTGAGTCAATGGAGGCCCAGTACTCCCCAGAATTGCTAAAAGCCTACATGCATGGCGAGTTCTGCAACTTGGAGCAGCTCACCGTATACTTTTCGTTTGACCGCGATCTGAACGCTTGTGATGATGTGGCAATCGGCGGCGAAGACGTCCACGTCGGGATGGATTTCAACGTTGGCAAAATGGCGGCGATCGTGCACATCCTCAGAGATGGGCAACCAAGGGCTGTTGACGAGTTTATTGACCTGAAGAACACCACAGCCATGATTGAAGCCCTGAAGGCTCACTACGGACGCAGAAGCATATATATATATCCTGATGCTTCCGGTGAATACCTAAGGTCAACGAGTGCCTCTGTGACAGATCTGGATCTGTTGAGGCAAGCCGGGTTTACGGTCATTGTAAATCCAGCCAATCCCCTTGTTAAGGATCGTATCAATGCCATGAACTCTGCCTTTTTGAATGGGCTGGGTGAGCGCCGCTACTTGGTCAATCCTGAGACCTGTCCCAGATATGTTGCCGCGCTAGAACAACAGGCATGGGTAAAAGGCAAGCCTGACAAGTCCAGCGGCATTGACCACTGCCTAGATGCAGCTGGCTATTTTATTCACAACCATATGCCAATTGAAAGGCCTGTTAGTGGAGTCGTCAGTCTTGGCAGCCATACGCCAAGAGCCGCAGGTTTTGGAAGGAGGTTCCGCTGATGTCTTTACTATTCTCAGTTGCGCAAGTTGAAGCAGCTTTGCCAAACCTCACGATAAAAGGTTCGGCTCTTGAAAATCTGCTGCGGAACTTATCGGTGCTTGTTCAAGGTCCCAGTGGTGCAGACCGACCACTTGGGATCACACGATTTCGGGAAGGGCAAACTGTCGTTCGAGGCATTTTCAGAACGAGCCACACCCCTGTCGTTGTGGGGGCGGGCACGCCAATACTCCTTGAAGTCAGGGACGAGCACAGGGTAAAACCCTATGGTCGCAGTGTTCCCAGTATGGCGTGGAGGGGGGTTCCTGAATCTGAACTAACTGTTGATGCGGAGCTGGGACATGTCGAATTTGACGAGTGGTGCAAGCATCCTCAGCAGTGTCGCCTCACATACCACGCAGGGTATGACCTAAACAACATCAACGATCCAAGCGTTGCCACCATGTTTGATTTGATGCTGGCTATGGTTTCAGCTGTTGAAATCAATGGGGGAGACATGGCTAGAGGCCTTGCAAAAGCAATTCGTCATGTTGATCAATACGAAGAAGAGTACTACCAGCCTGATGCCGCGGCGGCATCATCGCTCTCCCCTTTGGCTTTTGGGCTCGAAGGATTCAAAGCTTTTAAGGTGAGGATGCTAAAAGTATGATCAGAAGGACCTATCAATCCCACAACTCTGAGCTGCGCCGTGTTGCTGGCCTAAAGGGGTACACCCTTAAAGCCCTCGCCATGATGTCAGGAACCAGCTATCGCCAAGTCATCCGTTACAACCAAGGCGATCGCCCCCTGGACCCGTACACGGGGGCTGCGATGGCTCGAGTGCTGGATGTTCACCCGAGGACAGTAGACCCGGACCTGCCAGCCAAAATGCGATCGCAGATCAACGCGACGGAAGAGCGAGTAGCATTTATCCGTGGTTTGATTGCAGACCATGAAAAAACGCTGGAAAAGCTTGAAGCGAAGCTATCTCGGGATCTTGCAATATTTAGCCAGTTTTTGGAGGAGTCTTGATGCCACGCCAAAACCTCTTGTCAAGGATCTCTTCACTGTTTAGCAAAAAACAGACCCCTGCGGCTGGTGCCGCGGGGGAATTCCAAGGACGCAGTGCTGTCACTCATGGGTATAGGCAGTGTCGAGATCTTCCGGTAGACTACGAGCCGACCCGTCCAATCATGGACAGCTTAGAGACTAGCCGGTCTTTGCTAGAAATGAAGGCATGGTGTCGCATCGTCAAACAAGCCAATTCAATGGTTTCCCGAGATGTATTCCAAGAAGAAAGTGGAATGACCGGTTCTTGGCGGGTTGCGCCCCAAAATATTGACGGGAAAAAGCCACATCCCGACGTGTTGGCGATCGCCAGAAGTATTTCTTCTAGGACCGTTGGCGGCGATCTACTGTTTGGTGGCGACGTGTTAATGCCTGTTGTTGCCGACATGCTAAGCACTGGCGACGCAATGATGGAGTTGCGGTACGGCAAGGACGGCGGCGACTGGTGTATTATCGACGCTCAGTTTTTACGATCGCTGCAAATATACGGCAAGGTTAATGAGGCTGGGGAACTGTACTACGCTGAAAGGCCTAGCAGTTTTATGGGTTGGGAGGAGGTGCCCATTAATCCAGTGAAAATCATCCACTGGAGACATGAGCGAAAGAACTTCTATGGGACACCTCTTTACCTCGAAGCGGTCCCAAAATGGCCAGCATTGCTAGACGCGGAGGATGCTGTTGATCAGGCCGTGCGGGCCGCTGGCTTTAAACCTTGGGTCCACACGTACCCCAAAGGGACACCCCGTGGTGAAATCGAAGAAAACCGCGAGCGGATTGAGGACTACAGGCGTCAGGGCACGATTCTGGACATTCACCAAGGCGAAGGTTACAAGATGGCCAAAGCTGAAGGGACATCAGATTCGATTGCACCACTGATTGCAGCCAGAAATGACGCACGTTACCAGATGCTACCTGCTGGCATCCCGCCCTATCTGTTTGGAGGGCTAGTCAGTGAAACTAATAGCGCAAAGGAGATCAGCAACCAGCCAGCGTTGGCTTATCGTCGAACGATAGCAGCCATTCGCTCGACCCTAGGAGCTGGTATTAAGCGCATAATATTGACAGAGATTGCGCTAAAAAAAGGAGCTGAGTTTGGCAAGAAAGAAGGAGACTTTGACATCTCCTGGCCAGAATCTGAAGTTTTATTGACGCCTAATACTCACACAACATCAAGGAATTTGGAGAGAATCTATGTTGAACACTGACAATATTGCCGCAGGGGATATCGGATCAGGCGACGAGGTGGAGAACGTCAACAGTGCACCCCTCCAGATGGGGCCACCATCGCCTGCGGTCTTGGCCAAAATCAATAAGTTGACAGGCCAGACTTGGGAAGCATCCGATTGGTTCTGTTATAGCGTCTGGGGTTCCGACACTTTAGTCGATCGAGGATTCTACTCTTGGAGTGAAAAAATCTCAGCGGCTATGGCTAACACCTACGAAGGTGCGCCGCTGATGTACGACCACTCTTGGGGGGTAGCTGAAGGTTGTTTTGGGTTCGTTGTTGGCGCGACCCGCGTTCAACTTCCAGTCATCCCAGAAGACATGCCACAAACTGCGACATGCAAAGGCGCGAACGAGGAAATTGCAGCCAGTGGCAAGTTCTACAGGACGCAAGTTGATTTGGCCGTTCGATCCACAAACACCGAAATTATTGATCGGATCAAAACCAGAGCACTTAACGCTTGCAGTACTGGCGGCAAAATTTATAACGCAGTCGAAATCTGCCCGCACTGCGAAGTCCCGTTCTTTGAAAAAGACAAGGCAGGCGAGTACATCTGCCCTCATCTGCCAAACGACTGGTTTTATAAACTGATGTTTGGCGATGATCCAGATGTTCTTTTTTCCGATTATGTGATCCTCGATGGAGACTACCAGTCATGCGAAATGAGCATGGTTCCTGTTGGTGCCTTGCCAGGGGCTGAGGTAATCCGTTAAAATTGCCTGGTTTTGCCATAAACACTTTTCAGGCAATTTGCAACGACTTGGTGGCACTAGGCTGGAAGGATAATTACGTCCTTCACAACCCATGAAAACGTCTATCCAGGAGCTGCGCGAGGCTCTAAGCGACGATCAACTAATCAAGATCGGAGAACAAAAAAAGGCCCTTGCAAAAAACGCTGGCAAGGGTTTTTCTGGTGTTTTGAGAGTTGACAAAAGTGGCGCGGCGAATGCGGTCACCGTTGATCCGACTGTCCAGACCGAACCGCCCCCTGCACCCGAACCTCTCCAGGTTGAAGCAAAAAGTGCTGAAACTGAGCCCCAGGTAGCCGAAGCTCCTCTGACAGTTGAACAAGTCAAGTCCCTGCTGGCCGAATACGGCAACAACGACAAACTGGCAGAGTTACAAGAAGAGCTGCGAGCGCAGAAAGAAGATGCCGCTGAACGCGATCGCAAGCTAGCTGAAGCTGAACTGCGTGCCGCTCAGGCAGAGCGACGTGCAGCCGAGTCCGAGAAAGATGCTCAAGCGATCCATGCTCTTACAAAGCTAATGGGAACTAGTGCCAATGCTGCCCCGATGGTCAATACCCAAGTTCAACCTAACGCTCGACCACAGGGCTTGGCAAAGGGTTTTTTTGACACCCTCAATAATAGCGAAAGTTTTCAATGGGTAACGCCTTCTGGCAGCGTCGAAACTGTCCGTAGTGGTGCCGAAATGTCACGATACCTTTCTGAGGTGCGGACTGAAGGGGCTAAGTCTTGGAATCAGGCGATCGCCGATATCGACAACTATTTCAGGGCTGAGTTTGGTGATAGTCTGCTTAAAGCGGCTGGAGCAACAACCGGGGCTCCTGGGAGGGCTCCTGACATGTATCTTGATACATTGTCTGCGCTGGTCCGCGAAACTCATAACCAGGATAATATTTGGTGGCAGTTTGCCAACACGGTATTTGACCCTGTTGGAGTTCCCAGCCGTAACGTGCTGGTGCCTCGCTTTAATTATCTGCCTGCACCTGCTAATCTAGCTGACTACGAGTTATCGACTTACAGCACATTTTCTAGGACGCCTAGCGCGACAGGAGATATTGCCGACTCCGAGTCATTAGAAGAAACCAGCGTTTCTATCATCATGAAAGAATGGGGACGCGGCAAAGAAGGTGTCAACACAACTCGCCCGATTTACCTGCCTGCTTATCACACGAGCACTTCGCTGCTGAATCTAGTCGAGCAAGCTTATCGACTGCTGGGCCAAAACTTCTTTGCATTCCAAGATTTGTTGATCCGCTCCCAGTACAACTTGGCAACCCAGGTTTACTACAATAAAGATGGTGTTGGGGTATCGACTGCTGCCAGCTTGACCGCGGGGGACGGTGGGACTTGCACTCGTAAATTTGTAGGTTGGATGCAAGCCCAGATGCATGGTCAGAAAATACCTGCACTCCCAGATGGGCAGTACATGTCTGTCTTGAATAGCTACAGTGCTAAAGACTACATTCAAGACCTTCAAGAAAAACTGGCAGCACTACCAAGTCAAGCTGAAATAGAATCAGTGACTCGGATGATCACCTCCACAACTGGGGTGAATATTGGTCAAGTTGCTGGTTATATTGGCTGTTACGACGGCTTCCACCACTTCCGCAGTAATGCAAGCGGCGTGGGCGCAGCTGGCACTCCTGGGGTGCAATCTGAGACTTTAGGCGGAACTCTAGGGGCTCAGCTTACTCGTGACTGCTACTTCTTCGGTCCTGGAGCTGTAGGGATGGGCGTCGGGATGCCGATGCAAATCGTGCCTTCGGGCGTTAATGCCTACAACCGTGGAGAGTCCTACATCTGGTTGACCTATGCCAATGCGGCCCCGCTGGATGTTGATGCTACGATCTCGACTCCTGGCCAGCTGGGGCAACAAACGAAAGTGCTTCGAGCTAGATTCCTGGATCGTGCAGTGTAATGGGTAACCTTTCACGTAAAAGCCCGCCACCGACTTTGGTCGAGGCGGGTGGCGAAGTTCAACCTTTGCCTGCGGAGAAGCCACCTGAGGCACCACAGACCGACTTTAAGTTTGCGTTAGACGGGTGTGGAGTGCCACGGTGCAGTGTTTGCAAGGAGGGGTACCGCTCCGATGGGGTGAAGCCGTTCTGCCCAGTAGCAAATACAAACTGTCCACGAAACAATCAATAGCAGCTTTATGTCTCGCGCCGGAGCATTCGACCTTAGCCGCAAAAACTGTGCGGAAATTCGCACGGGTGAGCCTTACTCGTACATGTTCCGGTTCTTAGACAATCTCGGGAATCCAATTGACTTTACAGGACAACCTGCAAGGGCTCAGGTCCGGGCTCGCCCACAGAATACGCTTGTTGCGACCTTTGTTGTAACAGTCTTCGCCCCAAGCCACTCTGAAAATTCAGGCATCGGCGCTCTTGTGGGGGGGTGGATCGGGATCTCTCTTAGTGAAGCAGCATTGAGGCACTTCACTCCAAACTACAGAGAAATTCCTAAACCCTATTGGTGGGATTTGTTCCTAGGCGATCGCTGTTACTTAGAAGGTTCCGCTGAGATTGTCTGGTCAATAGTGGAGGGCCAGTGATGTCTACCATTACTGTTCAGGTGATCCCTGGAGGCGTTCGCTCAACTCAAATTACAGCACTTCAGGGGCGCGGGGCTGCGATCGTGCAAATCCCTGCACTACAGGGGCCGCCTGGCGTCGGTGGACTCACTCGGGCCGAAGCTGATCAGTTGTATGCACCCATTGGCACTGGACCCGGCGGAGCCACAGGCTACGAACTGACTTTCACGCAAAGTGAATTGTCAATCGCAGGGCTATTGCCAGTGGTCCATGGCCTAGCCTCTTCCCCAAGTGCGATTGCAGTCTACGACCAATCAGGAGAAGCCCTAGAACCTGACGGGTGGCGCGTCTTAAATGGGACAACCATTGAGCTTTCGTTGTTTAGCTTCATTCCAATCTCAGGTGTGTGGCGTTTATCAATCATAAGGTAGGAAATTCATGGACAACGGTTTACTCAGACTTGTAAAAAGTGGTTTGCGATTCGCCTATGAAAAGAGCGCCACTACATACGTAGGCTTCAAGCTGTTAGCGTCTCCGGCGACCAGTATTGATTTCGCGCTACCCACAACCCTCCCTGGGACCACCCAGACCGTAACGGTGTCGCCGACCGGCCAAATTGGTTACGCAGCATCGGGTGGAACAGGGACAGTAACTTCAGTAGGGCTTGCGGCACCAAGTGACCTAACTGTCACCGGCAGCCCGATAACCACTTCCGGTACAATCACGATTGCTAGAGCTAGTCAGTCGGCGAACCTATTTTTAGGAAGTCCTAACGGAACCGCTGGCGCTCCTGTCTACCGGGCATTGGTTGCGAATGATATCCCCTCGTTGCTGTCAGCCAAGATTTCGGATTTCGATACCCAGGTGCGAACGAGTCGCTTGGATCAAATGGCCGCACCCACAGCAGCCATTTCAGCCAATAACCAGCGAATTACTGGATTGGCAGATCCGACAGGACCTCAAGATGCTGCTACCAGGGCATATGTCGATGCCACGACTCAGGGGCTTGACGTAAAAGAGTCCGTTCGTGCTGCTTCTACCGCTAACGTTACAATCTCAAGTCCGGGTTCAACGATTGATGGCGTTAACCTTAACCCAAATGATCGCGTACTCCTAAAAGCTCAGACAAACGCGGCAGAGAACGGTATTTACGTTTTCAACAGTGCCTCAACGGCAATGGTCCGCGCTGTCGATGCCAACACCTCTGCCAAGGTGACAGCTGGAAT